ACTTCACCTCTAGGTTTATCCCAAGAGTATTCTTTAACAGTATTTTCTGTTAATGGAACTTTAGTCCAATCAGGTTCTGGAATGAATGAACCAAACACGGAATCGGTTGGTTCTGTGTTATCGTCAGTCTCGATCCCTTTCATAAAGATTTTATGAAGTTTTAGGATCGAAGTTGTATCGTCACTATAGAATGTGACTCGATTGTGGCAATGATTAGGCATTAGATACACACCTCATCAAATCTCTTGTTTGCTAATTCAATGTGCTGTTCCTCTGTCATGTATGGGAATTCAGCAACAACCTCATAGTATATTGACCAGAGGATTTCTTCATGATGTAGTGTTGACATTAATTTCTCCTAGTAGGTGGATTAAGTGGTTCGTAGTCAAAAGGACTAGGTTCGCAATATTTCTCACAAAGTGAGTCGTATGCGTCTTGAGTGGATTCGTCGATCCAACCCATATCATTGAAAAATGAAATCATGTCACCGAGTACGGTTTCTTCGTCTTCGGTCATGGTGAGAGTTCTTAGGAACTCTTTGTCGAATGAATTATCTCTCATGTTTCTATTATACTATGCCCCCAATCCTTCAGGGTGGCATAGTCCAACAATGTAATCATCTGTAACAGTTGAAACGTAACTGTCAGCGTGTTTTAGATAGTTGTTAATGTGCTTACTTGTAGTCCTAGAGTAGTAAGTGCTAGTACGAAAATAACCTTTAATAAGGTCATGACCTGCGACTGGTGTTTCGTAGGAAAAGAAAATAGTTGTTCCATTGTTGAATGAAATCTCTGTTTGGTTTGAACCGAGTTGTCTAAGGATCATTGAAATAATCTCTTTGTGTTTACCTTTCTATTATAAGGGATCGACTCAGGGAATCAATGAGTCAATGTGCAACTAAAATAAGTGGCACACCATCTCGCGCTGCATGTGATATCGTCCTCTATAATGGAATCAGTTAAGACGGAATGCATCAATGCAAACTCACTCAATCACCCTAGGTAGAACAATCCCAAACAGCGGTACCGTAACGAATCAGATGTGGATCGAATTCGTAAAGAATGAAGTCTGCACATCTCTAGAGTATGCGACTATCACCGAGGGGACAGGAATATATAAGGGTGAATTGGAACAGTGCATGATCATCTCAGTGTCTACAGAGGATCCTTCCACGGTAGAAGCACTGCAAGCGATCGGATCACGATATAAGAAGCAATTCAATCAAGATTGCATCTTATATTCTACCACAGATAATCCGCAATTCGTCCTCACATGACCAAATCAAAACCAAAGGCAAAGGTCCATCCCGTATACAAGATTTTTCTATACGTGTTAACGTTCACCGCAGTACTATTAGGAGCGTAACGTTTTATTACAAATGTGTCGACCTCAACCGATGTTCCTTTATAATAAGGATATACAAAACAGGATTTCAATCTATGTTCAACAAAGATCTAACACCAATGTACGACGGAAGAGTTCTAATGAACAAAACCGCAATGCAGGATCCAGTAGTCAAAGCGACACTAGACGCGATGGCAAAAAGGAATTTTGAACCACAGCGATTAAACGCTTACGGTATTTGGTACATATCAGATAGGCACTAGGTGCCTTGGGCGTACATCTCGACAGCGGAAGCATCACCGCGTTAAAGGTCCAATTGTTGTAAGTCCCATTCCCTTATTGGGCAAATTTGATTAAGGTAGTGCTGAAATAGAGCAAGTGTAATCCCTTTTTCTAACTGTAAGTCCCAACCAGCTGAGTCGGGCACGGGTAAGCGACCCCAGAGGAACATGCTTTTTAAATCGAACCTCCGACTCGACCACTTCACAAACTGTCCCCTTTGTAGTGTTAGGGGGCAGTTTTTCTATTATAATAGAATCAAATAAGATTAAAGCATTTATGACTTTTCAAACTTCACTCAACCTCACAGACAAAAAAGAAGACTACAACGGTTGGGCAGACTGGACAACTTGGAACTGTGCCCTATGGATAGGTGGGGACGAGGGACTATACAATGAAGCAAGATTCTCTAGATCCTATGGAGAGTTCGTCCAGACTATGCAAGCAATGGGTATGAACAAAACACCAGACGGGGCAGACTGGGACGTAGCAGACTATGACGAGATGCAAGAGATGATGGACGAGTTAGCAGGAGAATTAGCAGATGATTAACTGTAAACAATTGTTACAGATGGGCATAAATAGCATTGATGCCCTTCTTATACCTGTTATAATAAGTACATACCACAAAGGAGCAAACATGACTACTTGGGCAATCCAACCTTCACACTACGGAAACGAAGTTAAGATATGGGCAGACGTATTCCACGCTGACCACTTCGCAGACGCAAAGCGTCACGCAGAGAGACAGGCAGAATTGCTTGGCGAAGCAATCACAATTTGGAAGTGCGGTAGCATCTCTGAGTTCAAGTGGATGGAGGTTAAGTAATGGACAACACCACATACGACCTTCTACTCAATGACAAGTTCATACGTGATCACTTCGTAGTCATCACATTTGAGGACGACGAACCAGAGGACGAGGGGAGACTATTCCCTAAGGACGCACCAATTGGTTAAGGCACTATCCCCCCCTAGGGGGGTTTTTTATATCCGCCTGCTAAGCTTAACATCCATACGCTTTCTAAGCTATAAAGTCTTGCATGAGCGAGCGTGATATAAAATAAATAATTTTTGAAAAAATTTTTCCCTATGAAAACATTCGACGTAGAAACAAAATGCACCTATAGTACGTGGGTGAGAGTTGAAGCAGAAGACGAGTTCTCTGCTCAACGCAAGGTCAACGACATGGCATGGGATATCACAAATATCCAATACACAGTTTTGAAAGAAGCAGAAGCAACTGGTACCGTCAGAGATTGCCCTGAGTGAAGACCATATATTCTGACAAGGTATCAAACGTTTATTTGTTTGATAGAATCGACGAACCCAATCATCCTCATGATGGGATAGTCAAAGCTGCCCTAAGAGATTTTCTTTGTGGAGTTTCTCTGAGTTGTAAAGAACCTGTGAAAATGTATTGGAATAAATCAGACACTAACACATATGCTGTAGTTGCAGTAGGTTTCAAAGAACTCGGAGTGGATATAGAGTATATGAGAGAGCGAAGGTTTGAAGATATTTCAAGACGTTACTTTCATAAGGATGAGATTACTGATGACAAGGAGATATTCTTTGATCTATGGTGTCAGAAGGAAGCATATACCAAGTGGAAGAAGGGAAAGATAGCAAAGTATCTGTCTCAGAAGATAGACAAGGATATGACTTCACTTGTTCCACAATCGAGGTATCAGATGATAGAACTTGAAGAATTACCTGACAATATAAAAGGTTATCTTTGTTATTGACAATGTGTTGATACTCTGATATAATATATAATATATACCACTCTCTCCTTTCCTTCTATGCAATACGTCTTGTACAACGAACAATTTGATCAAGTTGGTACTTACAATAGTATCTACGATCTTCGTAAATTTCTTTGTGATCGTAAGTATGAGGTAGACTGTGATAAGGATATAGGAGATACGTTTGATTACATCAAGCATATCAAGTGGCATTTTGATATTAAACAACAATAGGAGGATACATGTCGGGCGATTGCAAAGAACAACCGCATATCTACTATACTGAATATGGTAGAAAAACACTCGAAGAGTACTACGTGAATAGAATAGAATCACTCAACGAAGAAGTAGAAAGATTAAAAGGTATAGTCGATTACCTTGAAAGCAAAGTCAAAACTCATCATACGATCTTTACAAATTATGAACTCTCATTTATCAAACGAAGAACTTCTCGCTAGACTCACTAAACTCGAAGGTGCTGTGAGTAACCTGATGATGAGACGTCCTGGTCATGAAGAATATGAGAAGCTCGTCGATATTGTATGCGACCATGAAGAAAGACTTGTAAAGGAAGAAGAAGAGCTTCAGAAGTGTGCAGAGACTGTTTTTGAGTTGTCTGAGAATGATGATGCGAATTGGTAAAGGGATACTTGAAGGATTAGTTCTAGCAGGTGTAGTAACCTTTCTGGGACTTGTATTCCTAATTGAGGTATTTGATTTATTTTTAATTAGACCGATATATCAAAGATTGTTTAAGAAAAAGAGACGTAAAAAATCGCGAGTCCTAACAAAAGGGCAAAAATCGCGTCGTTGATCTCTAAATATAACTCATAGGAAGTACAAACCATGATAGGACTGGAAGCACTAGAAGGAGAATTCGTTATCCGAGATAACGATGAAATCATAAAACTGTCGAGGGTAAGGGATATACCTCCCTCTTTCGACCATCTGATTAAGTTCGCTCCTACCCCTCCAGAACCACCCCATACTGTAAACGATCATACGGAGATGGCAAGATATAGCGAGTACTTGCACGAGTTAATGACAAGAGAACGCAAATGAGTAAATACGAATTCGAGTACGATTCATGGTTTAGGGACGACATACCGAAGGCACAATACGGAAGTCTTCAGTGTTGGATAGAGAATGAGAAGACGCAACCGTGGACGAATGCATACGATATGACCATTCATAGTATAATGTATAATATAGCAGTTAAGAACGGATTATTAACAGAAGCATATGGCAGTAACCATCACACCTGATGAAGCAACGGGTCTAACCGATATAACTAGACCTAACTTTGCTATGAACCAAACAGTGAGTGCATCTTGTTCAGTTACAGGTGCTGATAACGTATGTAATGTAACCAATGTTACCGCATCAGTAGCTGGATCGCAACCCGACCTAGTAATCACACCTGGCACTACAAGTGTGTCTATTGGGGGAAGTGTACAAGATCCATTTGTGGATAGTTTCACATACGTAAATAGGAATGCAGATAACAGTCTGAGTAGCAGTGTGACAGTTCAGAAAGTGGATAACATGCCCTCAGGAAAGGTAATGTATGATCTACAACAGGACACTACACCGTACGTAACTGAGACTTTTACCGTAACTGTACAATGGGAGAGCGGTCCTGCAGGTAATTTGACTGCACAGACTCCTGCAGTGTTCACACTTGAATTGAAGATATATAATGAGTGGGAAGGTATACGTGCCTTCATATCCAACTATACTTTCGCAGCTTGTTAACATGCCAGCAGTAACACGAGTAGGAGACGCAGATGTAGCCCATTGTTCTGGAATGTCCAGAGCACAAGGTTCTCCTAATGTCTTCGCTAATTGTATTCCTATTTCCAGAGCAGGGGATAAGAATACTGTACACCTATTACCAGGCTCACCGTGCCCTCCTCACAGTGCAGCCATATCAAGTGGTAGTAGCACAGTCTTTGTCAATGGCAAAGGATGTGGTAGAGTAGGAGATGCAACATGTACAAGTGTTGCAGCAGGTTCACCAAACGTATTCGCAGGTTAAATTATGGCAACTAGATATTCAATGGGTACTCCAACAATCGAAGCAACCCCAAAGAAAACAAGACAAGGTAGAGGACAGCATACTAAGTATAGTGCTACCTCTCGTAACAAAGCAAGAAAGAGGTATCGTGGCCAAGGCAAATAGAATCGTAGACGGAAAAAGGAATGCAAATATTCCTGTAGATATGTCTGATCACTTCTACGATCATGGCAATGAGTACTGCAGATATTTAATTACCGATCCTAGATCTGATAGGAAGGTAAAGAATGTTAAAAAAGAAGTATAAATATATCTGAAGGTAAACTTTGTCATATAAATGGCGATTAAATCAAAGTCGTTTAGAGACTTTTCGTTGACATTTGAAAAGAATGCAGTAACAAACGATGTTTTGTCACTGAAGAACGAAGCAGCCATAAAGGAATCTGTAAAAAATATCATATTGTATAATTTTTACGAGAAACCTTTTGATCCTAAATTTGGCGGTAATATTATTGGACTATTATTTCAGAATGCTAGTCCTTCAATACAGACAGAGTTACAGGATAGAATTGCAGATACAATTAACATTTACGAACCAAGAGTTGTTCATTTAGAAACTAAAGTAAAATGGACAGAGGATCGTAACAACTTAGATGTATCAATTCGTTATGTAATCTTAGGTATACCTCCTACAGTAGATTCACTAGAGCTTGCATTGAAACCATAATGTCATTCCAACAGGTAAATGCCTTAGAATTTAACCAAATCAAGGCACAAATTAAAGATTATCTAAAATCACAATCACAATTTAGCGATTATGACTTTGAAGGATCGTCTATGACGGTGCTTTTAGATACTCTTGCATACAATACTTACTATACAGCGGTCAATGCTAACCTTGCAGTCAATGAAGGGTTCCTAGAAACGGCAGTTTTACGTGAAAATGTTGTAAAATTGGCAAGAATGCTTGGTTATACACCTCGTTCTGCACGTTCTAGTAAGTGTGTTGTTAATATTACAGTACAAACACAGGTTACGACCAATGCACAAGGCGTAATTACTAAAGGATATCCATCTAGAATTACTTTACAGAAAGGATTGGTAGTTAATTTTACAGGTTTAGACAATAATAACTTCGTTTTTTCTATTGGACAAGACGTAATTCAGACTGTGGATAGTGGAACAGGAATTGCAACGTTCTCTAATGTTGAATTATTTGAAGGAAATTTCCTCACAGACACATTTGTACGCAATACTTCTGAAAGACAACGTTTTATTTTAACAAATGATAGGGCAGATACCTCTACTTTACGAGTTTTAGTGACTTCTGGAACTGTTACAGAGCGTTATTTGCAAGCAACAGACATTACGAAGATAGATTCTACATCAAAAGTCTTCTTTTTAGAGGAATCTGAGTATGGAAGACCCGAAATTATGTTCGGAGACGGTATTGTTGGTAGAGATTTGTTAAATGGAGACGTAGTAAGTGCTACTTACACTACTTCTAGTGGTACTGGAGCTAATGGATTGCTCCAATTTGAAAATATTGGAACATTTATCAACGATGAAGTTCAATCCGTGACCTCTGGCATAACAATTACGCTAGTTGAGCGTCCAGAAGGCGGTAAAGATGCAGAAACTACGGAAGCAATTAAGTTTTCAGCTCCAAAATTCTATTCTGCGTTTGGTAGAGCAGTCTCAACACAGGATTATGAAGCAATTATTCCAAATATTTACCCAAATGTAGCTTCAATCGCTTGTTATGGTGGTGAAGAAGCGGAACCTCCTGAATTTGGTAAGGTATTTTTAGCAATTAAACCTAAAAATGCAGATAAACTATCACTTTCGGAGAAAAATGTTGTTTTGAAGAAGCTCAGAGAGTATTCTGTAGCAGCAGTTCAACCTTCAATCATTGATCCGTCCATTTTATACATTGATATTGATAGTTTTGTGTACTATAACCCCAATATTACACGGAAAGAATCAGATGTAATCAAAAATTCCGTACTTGCCACCTTAGTTGCACTCAATACTGGATCTGAATTTAATAAATTTGGTGGAAAGTTCAAATATTCTAAGCTTCAGGGTATAATTGATAGTGCAGACGCTTCAATTACTTCAAATATCACTCGTCTCAAGATGAGAAAGAACGTTATAGTGACTCTGAACGCACGAGTAAACTATAAAATATGTTACGGTAACCGCATTAACCAAGGAACGTCCACACAACCGACTGTTTCCTCTTCAGGATTTGCTATTTCTGGTGATACAATTAATACTTATTTCCTCAATGATGATGGTGCAGGTTTGTTGAGACTTTACTACATTAAGGGAAGTGGTGAAAAAGAATACATTGGAGGTTCTTGGGGTACTGTTGATTATTCTATGGGAGAGATCGTGATTAACGATTTGGTGATTACATCAACAATTGCTTCTGGTAATATACTACAACTTAGTGCAATTCCAGAATCTAATGACCTTGTTTCTTTGCGTGAGACCTATTTGACATTAGGTATAGATAATACGACTGTTAATGTTGTAGAAGACACTATCAGTAGTGGTTCAAATCTTTCTGGTACGGGAGTTATACCAGAGTCCAGTTATAGTTAACAAGAATGGCAACTAATCAATCATCTTGGAAGGTCGGTCAGTGGACTACACCAACCACGACGGTTACAACTCAACCTGTACCGTCTGAGGTTACCGCTGAATCGAGATCCCAAATATCCCATAATATTCCTGGACAGTTTGCTTCATTCATTCAGGATGAATATCCCACGTTTATAGAATTTGTTAAAGCATATTATAAATCACAAGAATTAAGAGGATATTGTTTTGATGTTATTAATAACTGGGGTGATTATTACAATATTGACAATTATGGAAGTTTAGTTGTTGAAACTGACTTAATTTCTTCAATGTCAACTACTTCTACAACAGTTGACGTTACTACAACTCGTGATTTCCCCGATGAAGGTCTTTTGATGATAGATGATGAGATCATTTATTACAAAAACAAAGGACAGACTATTTTTAATGAATGTTCAAGAGGATTTGATGCAGTAAAATCGGTTGGAACTGCTAGTCAGTATGTTTTTTCCGAAACAACTGCTGCTGAACATGCTCTAGGAGCAAAAGTTATCAATTTGAACAATATTTTCCCACTTTTCATGTTGGGACAGTTCAAAGATCAGTATTTGTCCACTTATCCAAAGAATTTTGCAGATGGAGTTATTGAATCTAATGTAATTAAGCGAATTAAGGACTTTTATGCGTCAAAAGGCACAACTAGGTCTTTTCAGTTCGTTTTAAGAACACTTTTTGGCGTAGAATCAGAAGTTTCGTATCCAAGAGACAGAATCTTCAAACCATCGGATGCATACTTCACTAATAGAGAGGTAATTCGTGCTACAGCAGTTAGTGGAGACCCTACAGAGTTAGTTGGGGAAGTTTTATATCAGGAAAATGATCCAAGTGACCCATATGTCAACGAAGCACGTATTTACGTTAAAGGTGTTCAGAAAGTTTTCACTGCTTCAGGAGAAATCTATGAAATTGACGTAGATACTAATAATTCTTCAGGAACCTTTGTAACACCTTACAAAACTACTGTTGCATCAGATGTACCTTCAAGATTAGACTTTACAACGATCACAGTTGATAGTACTTTAGGATGGCCAGAGTTAAATGGTCGATTTAGAGTTCAGGATGAAATAATAAGTTATACAAGCAAAACAGTTAACCAATTTATTGGATGTGTGCGTGCTAGAGAGGGAACAACCTCTGATGAGCATATTGCAGGTCAAGAAGCGTTTGCTGCATTCCGAATTTACGGTAAAAGTAACCGAGATGGGTCTGATATTCAAATAAAAGTTTTTGGTGGAACAAGAGGAGTTAATTTAACTAATGGTGGTAAATATTACCTTCCTAAGAGTAAAGTTACAACGCCTGGAGCACCTGGTTTTGACAGTCTTGATGCAATATGGAGTTCCTTCCAATATAACGTTAGAAAAGCACTTAGAGGGGTTACAGCAGAGTTAGCATCACCTGCTGCTGATGGTTCTGTTCGTGTTACAGTTACCACTAGAGAAAAACATCGTTTAAGAAGAGATGACAAGGTTAGAATCCTAAATGCTGCTGAAGACATCTATAATAACGAACATGATGTTGTTGGTATCATAGATGAGTTTAAATTTGAATTTATTCTTGGTAGTGCACCTACTCAACCTATATTGGCAACAGATGATTTATTTTTCATCTCTAGAGAATTTGCATTTGGTACAAGTGTCTATACATCTATCAATAACTTAATCTCTCAGTACACTGCGGATGTACAAAACGTATATAAGTCATCTGACCATGCAATAGTTGCTAGTACAGGTATACCATCACATAAAATAGGTCCTTTTGCTGTAGGAGATGCAGATCCAGGAAATCAACGATATTTAAAGAGAATACCATTAGTACCATCAACAAAGAGTACAAAAACACCTACTCCTATTGGGCAAGTTGGAATTGGTGTAAATGGAGTTCCATTTTTCTCATATAAAGGAGATTCGACTAAAAAGTTTGGTGGAATTGCTTCTATCACAAAAATTAATGGTGGAGACGGATATGATATCGAAAACCCTCCTACAGTGGAGTTTGAACCCGACTATAAGTTAAATACAAGCTATGCTACTGGTATTGTTGTAAAACATGATGATAGTGGTACTGTACGAAGGTATAGGGCACAGAATCCTGGCACAAGTAGCAAAACTACTTACCCAACACATACAACTGGTGCTGTTACACATGGAACTGTTGATTGGGAATTTTTAGGTTTAGGTGCTGCAGCGGAAGCTATTATTGATGGTAGAATTATTGCTATCAACGTAAATAACGGTGGAGGAGGATATACCACTCAACCTATCATTTCTATTACTGGTGGTGGTGCACCTAACAGTACACAGGCAACTGCAGTCGCACAAATTACTGATGGTAGGGTAACTGGTATTGCGGTAACATATTCTGGTGCTGGTTATACAAAAGCTGCAGGATTACCTAACATATCAATTAGTGGTGGTGGCGGTGTAGGTGCTGTTGCTAGTGCTGTTGTACGTGGACCTATTAATGCGATCAGCATCACAGATGCAGGATCTCAGTATACTTACGAACCACTTATTGCTTTAAAATCTGGTAGTGGTGCTGTAGGTTATGCATCTATACTTAATGGAAAGATTGAGAGTATTATTGTTACATTTGGTGGTGCAGATTACTTTGGTGCTCCAGACGTTGTTATCACTGGAGATGGAGTTGGTGCTACTGCGTTTGCTGTTGTAGATCCAACTAGTAGACAAGTTACATCGGTTACTGTAACAAATAAAGGACTTGGGTATACAACGGGTAATACTCAAATTAGTATCGTGTATCCTGGTGATGGTGCTAACTTTACAACTAATTTAACTGAGTTAACTTATAACGAAGCAGCAACTGCAGATGAAATTAAGAAGAATGATCCTAGTGCTGTTTTCTCAGATAGAAAAGTTGTAGACGATGCTAATGGTACAATTGTAAGAGGAGAGAACATTGGAATCTATGCTGGTGAATATGGATACTTCTACACTCCAGACAATCTTAGGTATTACCTAGGAGATAGTATTGAATCTAGAATTCCTACAGTATCAGATCCTTCACCATGGATAGAACAGAACCCAACTGGTCATTCACCGATTATTGGTTGGGCGTATGACGGACATCCCATATACGGACCTTATGGATTTGAAGATCGACAAAATCAAAACCCATATAACTCATATATTCAACCAGCTAGTAGTTATAGAATAAAAGCATCTAGAGCGTCCATTCTAAGCGGTCTGACAGACCCTATGGGAACGTTTATTGAAGATTATGAGTATGTGGAAGGTCTAGGTGATTTAGACCGTTATAATGGTAGATATTGCGTAACTCCAGAATATCCAGAAGGAGTGTATGCTTATTTTACAACAATTGATGGTGTTAGTGGTGCACCTAAATTTCCATACTTTATAGGACCTGATTTCTACTCAGAAGCAGATGAAATCAACTGGAATGGTAATGGACTACAAAGAAACTTTACTGAAGACGCTATCCGTTTTAGAGCACCATATATCGGAACTGATCAGGTTACTGCAAAGAGAAAAGCGTTAGATTCAAGAATTGATTTTGTACTAGCAATGGAAGATAGTACAACATTAATAACATTAGAAAGTGGAGAAATTCTCCAATATATTGAAGATGGTATTGGTTACTTTAGTTACTACCCAACAATTCGTGGTGGTAGTGCACAATCCTTAACAGTTGCAGCTACTAACAGATATTCATCAACTAATATTAATGACTTCCTTGTAGAAGGTGGTGGACAAGGATATAAGGTTAATGATAGATTATTATTTGATAATACTGATACTGGTGGTGCTGGAGTAAGTGCCACTATCTCAACTGTTACAGGTGAACCTGTTTCTACACTCAATTACGTTGTAAATGATGAAGATGTAACAATTGCTACATTAACTACGACTAATAATCACTATTTGGTTGGTGGTGATCAAATTACTGTTTCTATAGGTGACAATGCTTATGAAAGAGAGATTAAGTCATACCTATACAATTCAAAATTCTATTTTAAGTATTTTGACTTAGTAAGTTATGATTTTATTACAGAATGGACAAACAGCACTGCATATACTAAATTTGATTTAGTTTTTGTTGCAAATAGGGTATATCAAGCAACTGAAACTGCAACATCAGATTCTGATGCTAATAATGCTCCAACACATGTATCTGGCACAGTCAGTGATGGTACAATGTCATGGAAGTATATACGGAAACGTACAGATGGTGCAGTTATTGCTACTACTACAAATTCCTTAGGATCTGGATATTTACCTGGCGTATACACTGATGTTCCAATGGTTACTAATGGAAATGGAAAAGATCTTATATTTGATCTTACTGTTGCTGCTAATGGAACCATATCAGTTTCTTCTGTACCAACAACTGCAGATAGAGGAACTGCATTTAAGATTGGTGATACTATTACAGTTAATGATGATAATGTTGGCAGTGGAGGTGGATCTGGATTTCAACTTACTGTATCACAAATTACACTAGAAGCTGTAGTTAGAACTGATGCTGCACATCAAGTAGGAGTTGGTGATATAGTTGATTTTAAAGGTATGAATGCTGCAGGTTATAATGGTGATTTTACAGTAGTAAGAACTGACACTCTTAGAAGATTTACTATTGCAGTTAATCAATTAGCTACAAATGCTGCTCCTAATATTACAAATTCAGTAGTTAGTGTAAGAGAACCTAAGTTTCAATACATTAACGGACATTCTTACAAATTTGATACTTCAGATTCTACTCTCGATAATGTTACATTAGCATTTACTCTTGACCCATTAAACACTGATATATTCACATATAAAAACATCATAGATGAAGTTGTTGATAGTCAAACTAATCAACAAACTTCTGTAACTCTTAAGATTGTAGATTTACCAGGTATTTTCTATTATTTTGATTTAGCAGGTCAATATTCAATAACTGGAAGTTATTTTACTATTATTAATGAACCTCTTGCTGGTACAAATATACTATTATCTAAGACTGATACTACTGCTTCATATGCCACTGCATTAGAACCAGAAGTGGGTTATGATGCTTCACATACTATAACCTATAGTACAAACTCAATATATCCAACTGGAGGAGTCTCAACAATCTCAATTGGAGACAGTGGACGTAATTATGAATCTTTACCACAATTATCAGGATCTACTAGAGCTGGTGCAGGTGCAACTGCTGTAGCAACAATTTCTGGAGTATTATCTGGAGTCTCTGTTACAAATAAAGGTTCTGGTTATGATCCAAATGCTTTACCTACAGGTGTTGTTACATTACCTGATTTTGTAGATTTAACACTAACAAACGTTCTTGGTTCTGGTTCATTTGCAGTAAATGAAATTATCATATCTCAAAGTGCTCAAGGAACTCAAACTGCTAGAGGTAAAGTTTTAAATTGGAATCCATTGACCTCAATATTGAGAATACAACCTCTTCAAAATGGAAGGACTGGTGCTGCAAATAAAGGGTATATTATGTTTACCACATTTGCTGCTAATAATGATAGAGGTAATGTTTTTAGTTCAGATTCTCAAGCAACTGTTAGTGCAGTAAGTGGTGCTCAAGCAACTGTGCTTTGTAGTATTCCGAGTTCAGGTCCTGATGTAGGTAAATTGTCAGAAGTCACTGTTACTGGTCCTGGTTCTAACTATAGAGCAGCACCAAATATCATTCTTGACCCTCCTGACTTTGGATTAGTTAATACTGTAACAATTACTACAAATACAACTGGATTAACGCCTGGTCAGTATACTGGTGTTACACAATCTGCTGTAAATCCTTCTGGTGGTACTAATGTACAATTTACGGTTACTTCTGGTGCTGGTGGAACTGTTGAACAGGTCGTAGTTACCGATGGTGGTGGTACATATAGACTAGGTGATATCATCACTATACCTGGTGATCAGATAGGTGGTGCTACAACTGCTAATGATATTACTGTGACAGTTACAGTACTGACACATGTTGATCCTGCATCCACATTATGTTCTTTAAATGCAACAGTAGATAGCATAACAATTACTAATACTGGATCTGGTTATTTGTCTGCTCCAGATGTTCTTGTTAGTGGTGGTAGTGGAATAAATGCAAAATTCAATGCATCTATTCAGAATCAAGGAATATCTGCAATTAACATAGAAGCTGGTGGAGAATTGTTCCAAAATGCTCCTGTAGTTAACATTACGCAAAAAACAGGAACAGGTGCTTCCATATTATTAAAATCTACTGATTTGGGTAAAATATTAAAAATTGGTGGAGATAATATTACATTTAATTATAGTCACGATAGAACTCTAAAACCAGAGTTAAATACGACCTATAATTTACAATTAACAAGAACTCAAGTTATTGATTATCTTGAGGTGACAGATGGGGGTGCAAACTTTGTTGCAATTCCAGAAATTGTTCTTACTGGTGGAAGTGGGTCACTTTTTGATTTAAAAGCAGTTATTGAGAATGAGGTTATACAAAGTGTTGAGGTTCGTAATCCAGGTAGAGGTTTCTTATCAGCTCCATCTGTAAATGCAAAAATAACTCATAATTGGGTTGGATTGAGATCTAACAGTACTTTAAACTTCCCATATAATGCAAAAATACCTACAGGTACAAAAGTTACATTAAATGAAAATATAGGAACATTTCCAACTCCATTAGCAACCAATACAACATATTATGCCATTGCAGCGACTCTTGCAAATGGATTAGCAAATAACCAAATTAGATTAGCAACAACTCAAGCAAATGCAATAGCTGGAACTTCTATTACGTTTACAAGTGATCCAATTGGAGATACTAATGGATTAACAGAATTTACTCTTTCTAGTATTGATCTTGGTGATATTATTACTGCATATATGAAACCTGCTAATTTTTTAGTTGGAGAAAGAGTTTATCAAGGTACATCTACTACAACCTATACTGCGTTCGGAATTATTAAAGATTGGGATAGTCGTGGACGTATTCTTAGTGTAGAAATTATAGAAGGTGATTTTTTAGCTGGTGAACCTGTCTTTGGTGAAGAATCAGCAGCATTTGGTGAAATCCATGCATTTGATAGAGCAGATGCAACATTTAATGTATCTCCTATTAGTACCTCCGCTGAAGGTTGGGAACGTACCACTGGTTTCTTAGATGTCAATGAGCAGAGAATATATGATAGTGATAGATTCCAAGAATACTCATATCAAATTGCTTCACCTATCAACATTAATAAATGGAAAAACCCATTAAAATTTGCAGCACATCCTGCAGGATTTAAAGTACTTGGTACACAAGTTGTTTTAGAATCTAGTGCTAAAGTTTATAGATCCAAATCTACAATAAATTCAAACTATTCTTCAAATGAACCATGGGCATGGTGGGTAGAATCACCTCAACCAGGTCTACAAACATTTAATGGTACTACCTATGTTTTCCCCAAACCTTCTGCTAGGTCAACTGGTAAATTAGCAACTATTAAGAACTTTGCACTAGGTGACCCAGACTACTCAGCATCAGTTCCTACTGAAGTACAAATTTTTGGTAGACAACTACTAGACATTCAGAAAATCTTAAGTTGCATCTCATATAAGATTGATGATATTAGTTCTTCTTTTAATGGATCTACGACTGCTTTTAATTTAACAATTAGTGGTGCTACTGTAACTACTAAAATTGGAAAAACTTCCATTAAAGAACAATTCTTAGTTACAATAAATGGAATTGTTCAGAATCCTAATAATTACACTTTTGTAAATGATGTCATAACATTCTCAGTTGCACCGAAAACAAATTCTATTGCTTTGATAATGTATTATGATCGTGCATCATATACTTCTAGTTTCCAGTTAGATCAAATTGGAGATGAGATAAAAGCATTCGATACTACTAATGGATTGACAGGTGGTACAGGATATGCAGATGGTACATATACTGCAATTCCATTAAGAAATAAAATTGGTAGTGGTGTTGGTGCAACTGCTGATATTACAGTTAGTAATGGTTACGTTTCTAACGTTGTATTGAATAACTCAGGTGATGGATTTAGAGATGATGGTATTGTTGGAATTAGTGAAATTGGAAAACCATTAACTAACAGTTATAGCCCCTCTACTGCAACTTACGCTCCTAGTACAGGTGTACTAGAATTAACAGTGGGATCACATACTTTAAGTGCTCCTACAACAGCAACTGCCACAGATATTGACTATAATCCTAATACAGGTATTATGACAGTTACACTAGTGTCACACGGATTGAAAGCAGGTGATCAAGTTAAGTTTGCTGATAATTCAATAACTCTTAGTTGTGCTTTTGGTGGTGCTTCAGGAGCAGCTGCACAGAAGACTTATCCACGTAGTACTGACTATGCAAGTGATAGATGGTTAGAGGTATCAAACATCAAAGTTAATACATTTGATGTTCAGGTGTTGGATACTATTCCCTCTACCAACGTAGATCCACATTCATTTGTATCTGCTGTTGCAGGTGGAATCAGTATTGCACAATCTACTGTTAGATTCTCAAATAATGCAATAACATTTAGTTGTGGATTTGGTGGTGGAGGTAATAGAAGTTACCCAAGGTCAACAGATCCTATTGCTGGTAAAAACGTTCCTGTTGATGCTATTACATCTACCACGTTTACAGTCAATGCATTGAATGGAACTACACCTACAAACACTGATGCACACACTTATATTGGTAATGCCACTACTGCCTTGAGTCCAACCTTTGTTGATTATGATGCTTCTCTTGGTATCATGAAACTAGAGTTAGCTAATCATGGACTTTCTAATGGTAACTTTATCCAATTTACTTCAGATTCACTAAACTTTATTTGTTCTCGTGATAACTATGCAACTACAACTGCATATCCTAGAGGATCAGATCCAGCTGCTGTAAACTGGTTAAATGTATTTGATGTAGAAACTAATAGTTTTAAGGTTCAGGTCGGAGCAAATGTAGAAAAAGCATTTACACCAACTGGTGCGACATATACTGCGTCAACAGGTTCATTAACTTTAGATATCGAGAACCATGGATTTACGGCTGCTACTGAGCATACTGCAACTAATGCTGCTTTTAATACTACTACTGGTATTGTCACAATAACTTCTGCAAGTCATGGATTTGCAGCAGGTGATAGAGTTAAAATAAAAGACAGTTCTATAACCATGAGTTGTGGTTATAATGGAGGTGGGCAAGAATCATATCCTAAACCAGGTCAACCAATTAGCGGTAAGTGGATAACAGTTAGAGCAGTTACCCAAGATACTTTTGATATACAATGTCTTAAAGATGCTCCTTGTAGTAATAGTGATGCTCATACATTTGTATCTGCTAGTGCAAATGGTATCCTCCACGCTAAGAGTGTAATCAGTATTGATGATGAAGCATTAACATTTACATGTACACAAGATGATGACTTCTCTAGAAAATCATATCCTCGTACAACAGATCCTGCATCAAGAGAATTACTTGGTATTGAAGCAGTTACCACTGACACTCTAACAGTTAACGTAGGTACATCACCTCAGGTTACATTCACACCAACTAATGCAGTTTATACTCCTAGTACAGGTGTACTAGTATTGACAATAGGTAATCATACTCTTCCTGTTGGTACAGGTATTACTATTGATGTAAACTCCTTGAAGTTTAGATGTGATATGGAGAATGATGGTACTCTCATTGCAGGTAACTTATCAAATATAGGTGCTAGTCTTCACAACTATCCAAGACCAACAGATCCAGCTGCTAAGAGCAATCTTTATATTACTGAAACAACAGGTACTACAATCACAGTTAATGTCAAACCATCTGTCACTGTAAATTACCAACCAACAAATGCTGCATTGAATCTTGCTAATGGAGATCTTTCATTAACTATCGGTGCCCATCAATTCCGTGGAGAGAAGACATTTACACCAACAGATGTTGCATATACTCCTAGTACAGGTATTGCAACATTAACAATCAAAGGTCATACTATTCAGGCAGGTGACTTTGTTCAGGTTGCTAAAGAATCACTTACCTTTACATGTGCACAAGATAGTCATCAGACTAATCATTCTTACCCAAGAACTACCGATCCTGTCTATAGAGAGTGGATTCAGGTTCTTTCTGTAACAAATGATACAATAACACTTAACTTCTACTCAACTGTTGCAGGTAATTCAGATCATATATTTGTATCTGCAGTAGATAACTGTATTGCATTAAAAGGAGATACTATCAAATTAACAGACGGTAGTATCGTAATGAGTTGTGATAATGGTGGCGTTAGCAACCAGTCTTATCCTAGAACTGATACTATTTCATATAGTCCAACAGGTGCAGATTACGATCCTTCTACTGGAGTCATGACTGTTACTCATGGAGGGGGTGCAGGTGCCTTTGTGAACGGTGATCAAGTTAAGTTTGATGATAATGCTATTGTATTCACTTGTGCTGCTGGTGGTGGCACACACGCTTATCCTAGACCAGGCGATCCTGCTAGTGGTAGATGGTTAACTATTTGGGATGCTGACGATACAACCTTCAAGGTTCAGGTATTAGATACAATTCCTTCTACAAATACTAGTGTACATGTATTCTCTAGTGCTGTAGCTAATGGCACGAAGAAAAAGAAAGACTGGGCGTATGATAGACCGATTCCAATCAAGAGTGTTGGATATTCAAATCATGCTGTAACAAATGCTACATATGATCCTAGTACAGGTGTACTAGTAACAACAGTTGCAGGTCATGGATTCTCAAATGGCGAATATGTTAAAGTAAATCAAGGTGCGTTGAAGTTTACATGTAATAAGGATAGTAATGCAACAGTTAAGAGTTACCCAACACTAGAAGATCCTTATTATGATGAGTGGGTAAAAGTAAGAAATGTTACAACTGATACATTTGAGATTAATGTTGGAGTTGCAGGTCCTAATGGACAGCACACCCATACATTTGTATCAGAGGGTAAACTAACACCTACCTCAGGAGCATATAATCCAACAACAGGTGTTATGACTATAACTATTCCTAGTCATGGATTTGTTGCTGGCGACGAAATCAAGGTTGATGATAATGCGTTTAGATTCACATGTCTTGAAGACTTCAATACTTCATACCATGATTATCCTCGTGCCACAGACCCAATCAGCGGTCAGTGGGTTAAGATATACAATGTCACAACTGACACCTTTGATATACAGGTTCTAAACAGTGTACCGTCTACTAATACAACTGATCATACGTTTATTTCCGCAGTTGCTAATTCGATTACTCGCTCTGCCATCAAGAAGCAAACTGGCGTTATTACGTTCAATACTAATAATAGAGATGCTGCTATTACTCATCAGTACGCTCATAGTTTTGTATCAGCAAGTGCTACAGCCGTTATAGCAGGTGGTAATTATACTCATACCTTTGTACAGTCAACATCTGATGCTGTTAAGACTGGTGGTGATTATGTACACACATTTATTAATGCTAAACCTACTTCTGTAAAATATGGATATACTCACTTATACACAGGAAATGCAATTGCTAATCCTGTAACAAGAGGTCTAGTAACATCTGGTGGCCATGAGTACGATAGATTAGCTGATGCAGGTAGATTGATACGAGCAAACTTAGATTTCATTGCAACTACTGCATATGGTAGAATGCTCGCAGTGAATCCTAATTTTGATGGTGATCTCTATAAGAGAAAATGTATTCGTGATACTAAGTTAATTTCTGAAGCAGTAGCAAACAATATTGAGTTTGGTGGAAATGATGGTGTTTATGATGCAGCAAACTTCTATGTAAATACAGTTCATTTACAAGGTGAGGAAGGACAGTCTGTACAGGTGTTTAACCATGCTAGAGATATCTGTCGTGAAGTAATGCGTAATATCACTGTTACGACTAATTACGTTACTGAAGGATCACAAGTTAAGGATCTTACTATTACTAATGATAGTGGAGACAATACCTATACCACAGCAGACTGTAGCGATATTGCATCTGCTATTACAACATTATGGGCAATAGTTACACAGGCAGTAGGAACTGGTGCTCACACCTTTGTACAATCTACATCTGGTAATATAACTGTTACTGGTGGTGGTAGCGGACCTTTCACTGCGGTTGCTCCAACAACATATGATAATACTACAGGTCTCATGGTGATGGAGATTGGATCTCATTCATTGACAACAAGTAATACAGTGACAATCGCTGCTAACTCGATGACATTTACATGTGAGAACGATGCAAATACATCACAGAAAACTTACCCAAGAACAAGCGATCCTGCATATAATACACCAGTTGCTATTACTGCGGTTACAGGAACAACGATCACAGTGAATGTTGGAACAAACCTTGGAAACTTAAATGGTATTACTAGAACTGCTTCTGAATCTCCTGAGTTTCAAGTTGAGATTGATACAGTAACATTTGATGGAGTTGATACTACATTTAATGCACAGGTCAATGGTTCAAACTATTCATTACCTGCAAGTGATAACTTCTTAATATTCTTGAATAGTATTCTTCAACTTAAAGGTAGCACTGAATCATATACTTACACAGGCAGTGCAATTACATTTAATGAAGCACCTGTTAGTGGTATGGACTTCTATGGATTCTACTTTGGTAAATTAGTTCTCTTAGATGATCTTTCTCCATTCTTTGATAATAGTAAGGAAACCTTTACTATGACACTACAAAATGAACCATTCTCATTAGAGAGTGATAATGAGAATGTAGAACCATCAAATAACTTGATGATATTCGTCAATGGAGTATTCCAAGAACCTGGTGTTGCATACTCTCTTAATGGATCAATTATAAAATTCAGTGAAGCTCCAAGAGCAAATTCTCAAGCATCCTTGTACATCTATACTGGATCTGATGAAGATATATTTGTTTCCAATACATTTAACTCAATTGATCCTACAGACAGAATGCAGGTTGCTAGTGAGGGATCTGATCGTTTAATCGCAACAGTCTCAAGTGCGACTTCAGTTGATACTTACGAATATGTTGGACTTAGACCAACCACTGCTACATTTACACCAGTATTGACTAATGGTGTTGTTACTAATATTATTATTGACAATCCTGGTGAAAATTATGAAGATCCTCCAGTCCTTCTATTCCAAGGAGGTAGTGGAGTTGGTGCTAGTGGAACTACTACTATTGAACAAGGTAGCGGTAAAGTACTCACTGCTACTATTACAAATGGTGGTACTGGATATTTAACCGTACCAACAATAGTTCCTGTTCACGCTGTTGATATAGAGAGAAAATCTAGAGATAGAATCATTTCCAATTCACTTGCTTTGGGATGTACATATCTTACTTCTTCCATAACTGACAGTAGTACAACTCTTAATTGTAAGAATATATACTATGATACTAGTCAAAGAATTGGTTTCCCCGATGAAGGCGAAGTATTAATACCATTCTATGATACAACTGTTACTCCAAACAGATGGAATGTAGAAAGAATTCTATACGGATCTAGAAATACATCTGCGAATACAATAACCGTAGCAACAGGTGGTAGAGGATATAGAGGAACCACTGCAGCTGCACACACTGTTTTAACAGGAACATATAGTGCGTCTGGAATAACTTGTACTGTAACTACATCCGCAACTCATAATTATGTGACTGGTATGAAAGTTTTCTTGGACTTTACAAGTGGACCTACAGCAGAACCAATAAACTGGGGTTTTGATGGAGAGTATGCGGTTACAGTTACATCTGGGAACACATTTACGGTAGAATTCCCATTCAGTCAAACATCAAGCGGAAACGTCTCGATTCTGCCAGAAGTTCGTCTGAGATCATTATAAATAACAACAAAAGCTTAATGGCATGGCATTAGTTACTGACAAATTTAGAATATACGCTGCGGAAAGCTTCAGAGATACACTACTGACTCAAAATAAAGTGTTTATGTTTGTTGGTAGAGCTAAGTCTTGGGGTAGTACAGATGTACCACCTGCAGGTGAACCGATTGATAGTTTTACCTATCAGTCAGGTACTTATGCTGATTCTGTTGCCTTTAAGCGTGTAGATATTTCAGATACTGCTCTTGTAGTACCAAGAGTTGATTGGATTGATCCTGCACAGACTACAGGTGGTGTGGGACGTACATACTCAATGTACAAACCAGATTATGCACCCGCAAAAACTACTGCAAACGGATCTTCTAGATTGTATGACAGTAATTTTTATGTAATGAATTCAGACTTCAACGTCTATAAATGTCTTTATAATGGTCAAACTCCTGAATATCCAAGAGGAAGACCATCTTTAGTAGAACCAACTGGTACTTCAACTACTATTATTGAAACTGGTGATAGTCCTGGTAGTTACTCCTATCGTTGGAAGTATATGTATACTATTGATGCGGATAATATTCTAAAGTTTGTTACTTCAGAATTTATACCAGTATTAACTAACTCACTTGTCCAGTCTGCTGCAGGTGATGGTGCTATTGACAGTATAGTTATTGAAAATGCAGGCACTGGTTATAACAACAAAGAATATACTGATGTTCCTATTCGCGGAGATTATGAAATCAATGGTGGAACTCAAGCAAAATGCACTGTAAAGGTAACTTCTGGTTCTGTTGAATCTGTTACCATCACAACTGCAGGTTCTAAGTATACGTTTGGTACTATTGACGTTGCACTTATTCCCAATATTGGAAATGGTGTAAATGCATCTTTAGATGTTATTATTCCTCCTAATAATGGACATGGTTCTGATGCTGTTAGAGAATTGGGTGCATATCGTTTAATGTTTACTAGTAAATTAGAAACTAGTAGTGCATTTGTGGATTTTCCAAACGATTTGACTTATAGAAGAGTTGGATTAGTTTTAAATCCTTTTGATTACAACACAACAACTGTTTGTAGTCAGAATACTAGATCTGCTGTAAAGGCAATGATACTTCCACAAGGAACAAGTCCCTCCGTTCCAGGAGCACCCACTGGTGCATTTGCTCCTGGTGAAACTATCACTCAGACAACTACAAATGCAAAAGGATTTGTTGTATCATATGATACAACAACTAGAGTATTGAAATATTATCAAGACTCAGTTGATGGCACACAGAATGGAAATGTGATTGCATTCTCTGGTGCTAACCAGATTACATCATCTCAAAATGCTTATACTGCAACTCCAGACACAACGTTTGGAACATCAGCTAACCAAGAAACACAGATACAAATTGGTGTCTCTGTGTATGAATTAGGTCTTTCCTTCGTTGGTGGATACGCTAATCAAGAAATCCAAACTAACTCTGGAGAAATCCTCTACATAGATAACAGAAACCCAATAACAAGATCTGCGGATCAAAACGAAGAGCTCAAAGTAGTAATTGAATTCTAAATGGCACAGAATACCAACCTTAATATAGCTCCTTACTTCGACGACTTTGACTCTAGTAAGGGCTTCCTAAAAGTACTTTTCAAACCTGGCTATCCAGTACAGGCTAGGGAACTTACTACGCTGCAAAGTTTACTGCAGAATCAGATCGACTCCTTTGGACAAGGTGTTTATAAAGAAGGTGCTCAGGTAATTCCTGGTGGTATCACATTGAATAAAGATGTTGCATGTATAATCATTCAAAACAATTATCTTAATCTTGACGTTGAATTATATCGTACTCAACTTGATAACTTAGTTCTTAAAGGTTCTACCTCTGGTGTTCGTGCTCGTGTCTTATTTTCTATTAGTTCTACTACATCTACTAGAAATAATATAACTTTTTACATAAATTACTTACAAAAAGCAGACGATAACGTTACAACCAACTTTACAGATGGAGAAACACTCACCTGCGAAAGCGACATTACTTACTCGGCTACAACTATTGCTGCTAATACACCTCTTGCTCAACTCTTAAACTCGAATGCAAATTCTAAGGGTTCTACTGCTAACGTTGGTGCAGGTGTTTATTATGTTCGAGGATATTTTGCTCCTGTACATGAGCAAACTCTTATATTAGATCAGTACGGAACTGATCCAACATATAAAGTAGGTTTAAAGGTAGAAGAAAAAATTATAACTGCCGATGAAGATGAAACTTTATATGATAATGCTATAGGAAGTACAAATTTCTCAGCACCTGGTGCAGATAGGTTTAAGATTAATTTAACTTTAGTTAAAAAAGCAATTGCAGATCCTAACTCTGCTGACTTTATAGAACTACTTAGAACTAATGTTGGAGAAATTGAGAAGAAGGTAGAGAGAAGTGACCTTGGATTTATTAATGATGTACTTGCCACTAGAACTAAAGAGGAATCTGGTGACTATTATGTCAAGAAATTTGAGATAGATGCTAGAGAAAATCTTAATGATGGATTTAATAATGGTGTATATTCATTAGGTGCTACAACTGGAGATGGTAATACAGCTGATGAAGCGAACATAGCAATACAATTATCCAGTGGTCAAGCTTATATTTCTGGATATAGAACAGAACGTCTATCCACAACATATAAGGATGTAAATAAACCAAGAACTTTTGTCGGAGAGAACAACAAATATATTGCTACTGATATTGGAAATTATGTCTTTATGACAAATGCCCACAAAGCACCTGCCATATATGAAGTTATTAACTTAAGAGATGAAATAACTGGAACTCCTGGTACTGCAGCTGGTAATATTATTGGTCAAACAAGAGTTCTTAACTTTGCTTATGAATCAGGTACGGTTAACAACCAAAGTACGGTTTACCGTACAAACTTAGTTGATACTAAGTTTTTCACTAAACTTGACTGCCAATCTAATGTAAATTGGCAGTTAGGCGACTTTGTTGTAGGTAGAACTTCTGGTGCTACTGGATTCGTAGCAATTACTAATTCATCTAGTCAAGTAGGATATCTTAGTGATGTAATAGGAACATTTACACAAAACGAACAATTAGATTTAAACACAGCAAGTAGCGGTACTAATATTGGACAGTTAGATAATAATACTTCTTCTGTTAAATCTTATAACTTTAGTGATGTAAAGTCATATAGTTTTGGAAGTAATGGAACTGCCGATTCAGTATTGGATGTCAAGGTAGCATTACCTGGTTCAGGTCCTATTATCTCGACTGAAAGTGGGTCTGGTACGTCTCAAACTGCGACTGTAACTGCAACTCTTTCTAACTTTAATGTTCAGTTAAAAGTGGGTGATATTGTTGAATTTACAAATGCTAACATAGCACACAAAGTTAAAGTTACTGCTGTTACTGATGCATTCAACTTTAATGTACAGAAGATTGAAGCTGGTGCTGGTGATATAACCGCTACTGCTATTACTGGTCAGATAGTTAGATCACGTCCTGAAGTTAAAGAAGCACAAAAGAATAAATTAGTTACTGCTCTTGGATATGATGCAGTAAAAAATACTAATAAGAATAATACTCAGAATCCAACAGGATCATTTAGAAAATATTTTGCTGGTGGAGCAGCATCTGGAGGGCAACTTGGTTTTAATGCAGGTTCTGGTCTTGTATTTACCAATACTACTAATAATGATACATTCTTGCTTATTAACAATACTAATGGTGATTTGTTACAAGCACCCTCTACTGACGTAGCTACTGGGCAAAATGTTCAAGTTAGTGGATTGTCAGGTACTAATAATTACTCTTTAATTGCTACAGTTAGTGCTTCCGATAGATCTGCTAAGGGAAAAACTACAGAGAGGATGAAAGTCCTTAAAATAGATAAGAGTTTTGCTGCTGGTGTTAATGGGCTAACACAAGAAAACGCTATAGGAGATGGGTATGGATATAGAGTAGATGATGCTAGAATCGCACTTGGAAGTGGAGATGTATTTAAGATAAAAGCAATATACGAAGCTAATGGTAGCACTGCAACTGCGGACAATACAATACCTAATATGCTGTTTACCAACTTAGTTGGTACTCTTTCTACTGATGAAGTAATAACTGGAGATACATCTGGTGCAAGAGGAAGAATAGTTGCTGTTGGTGGTAATAGTAATCAAATCTATTTTATTCCAGTAGAAGATGATAAGTTTACCGATGGTGAGACTGTAACTGCACCTAATGCTACTTTAAAACTTATTGCTGGAACTATACAGTCAGGTGGAAAGAATATAACAGATAGTTATGATTTAGATGATGGACAGAGAGATCAGTTCTATGATTATTCATCTATCGTTAGAAAATCTGGTTATGCAGCACCTACACATCAAGTGTTAGTGATATATGATCGTTTTCTTACCACTGCAGGTATCAATCCATATACCGTAGATTCTTATGATACTGCGGATTATAAAATTATTCCATCTTATGAAGGAACTGAATTACGAGATAGTATTGATTTTAGGCCGATTGTTCCTGAGAAATTGGCAAATACAGGATCTGTAACTAGTCCCTTTACTTTGAATGGTACAGAATTCTTTGATTTTGGTAGTAGAGCATTTACAAGTAATGAGACTGGTGTACCAGGTCCTGGTGAGACTACTATTATAAGTTTAGAACATTATCTTGCTAGAGTTGATAAAGTCTTTATGAATAAAGACAATGAAATTCAAATAGTAAAAGGAGCTCCTAGCACTAACCCTGTGGAACCAGAAGACATTGAAGATGCAATGTTATTAGCAACTCTGAATTACAATCCATACGTATTTGATGTTGACGAAGATATTAGTATCAGAGAAACTAACTTCAAGAGATATACTTTTAGAGATATACAACAGTTAGAAGATAGAATTAAGACACTTGAATATTATACACAGTTATCACTACTTGAAAGTGAGACTGCGAGTATGGAAATTAGGGACACTAGTGGTCTTAGCAGATTTAAAAATGGATTTGTAGTAGATAACTTTGCAAGTCTTGCAACTAGTGATACTTTACATTCAGACTATAGAGTATCTCTTGATTTTGATGAAGGTCAATGTCGTCCATCTCATTACACTACTCAAGTACCTCTTACATTCTCTACAGCATCTACTAATGTACAGCAAACTGGAGATCTTGTAACACTTCCATATACAAGCACAGTTCTTTTAGATCAGCCATATTCTTCAGGTGTTGAGAATGTCAACCCATTCAATGTATTCACATACGTTGGAGATATTCAACTACATCCAGAAGCTGATAACTGGGTAGATACTAAAACTATTAATCCTGTTAAAGGTCCTGTTGTAGAAGGTAATTTCTTAACTACAATTAGAGAATTTAATGCTGATCAAAATGGTTTCACTCCAATTCAATGGAATTCATGGAAAACTACATGGACTGGAAAATCTAAATCAGTAGATGTTGGTAGTTGGAGAAGAAGATCAAAAGGGGGAGGTAGAGTTAGAACTATTACTACTACTAGAACAACTACTAGAAAACAAACAAGGACAGGTATTAGGTATAGAGTTACTCCTGTTATTGAGCAGAAGTCTTTAGGTAATAAGGTTGTTTCTGTAGAGCATATTCAGTTTATGCGTTCTAGAAATATTGAGTTCGATTGTAAAAAATTAAAACCAAGAACTAAATTCTTTGCATTCTTTGATGGTATTGCTTTACCTACTAGATTAATTACACCTAAGATTATTGGTTTAACTAAGGATGTAACTAGTGATTCCAAAACAAACAATATTCCTTTCCAAGTCGGTGAGACAGTATATGTCAACGCAGCTGGATCTCCTGGTTTTACACCTAAAAAAGGATTTAGATTTAAGGCAAGAGTTGCAGCACCTAATGAAGGATTTGAAATTAATCCATTAGACGGAACTGATATCCAATCTACTAATGACTATACATCTAACTTAGGTTTCCTCAACATTGATACTAAGTCTCTTGCTGATCAGGCAAAGGGAACTTATTACGGTTCACCTAAAATTAATGATTATGTTATTGGAGAAACTTCTGGTGCAATTGCTAAAGTAACAAGTAAAGACTTGATCAGTGATAAGAGAGGTAAACTTAAAGGATCATTCTTTATAGATTCACCTAAGGGTACAGGTAATCTTAAATTTAAGACTGGTAATAAATTATTCAGACTTACTGACGATGCAACCGATAGTAAGGTTATTGGTGTATCTGACTCTAGTGCTGAAGTAGAATTTACTTCTTCTGGTATCTTACAAACAATGCAAGATCAAATTATATCTGTAAGAAATGCTAAGGTCACATCTGAAGAAATGTTCGACTCTAGAACTCTTAAAGATAGTAAGACTTCTAAAAAGAATGAAGTTAGATTCTGTGACCCACTTGCACAAACTTTCCTTGTTGAAGATTCATCGTTAGAAGGTGGGGTATTCTTAACTAAGATTGATATATTCTTCTTTACTAAGGATGAGGAAATTCCAGTATCATTAGATATTAGAACTGTAGTTAATGGTAATCCAACTCAAAGGATTGTACCTCTTTCTAAAGTTATTAAAGATCCTGAGGATGTATTCATATCTGCAGATGCTTCTAAACCAACTTCATTTGAATTTGAAGCTCCAGTATACTTACCATTTAGACAGGAACATGCTATTGTATTGACTTCTGACTCTAATCAGTATAAGGTATTCATCTCTATTCTTGGTGAAGATGCTATAGATGCTGCACATGCAGGAGAAAAAATCTCCGAGCAACCATACATCGGTGTATTATTCAAGTCACAGAACGCATCAACATGGACACCATCTCAGTATGAAGACTTGATGTTTAAGATTTATAG